GATCGACCACCGCTTGCGAGAGGAACGGGAATGATGCGATTGCGATCGCCTTGGCCGATGCGATCGGGATAAGCTTCATGCCTACCTGAGTAACCAAGTCAACAAGACTGGTGATCTGTGCGCCGTTCAATGCGGTGCTTGCGACATCTGCCCCCGCTGCTGCTGCGGGTGCTGCGATCGCTGTCGGGTCTTGGGTCTCGGGTGTGGGCACTGCCACCAAACTCGGATCGGTTGCAGGCGCTGCCGTGGGTGCGGTGTTGATCGATTGCATATTCATTGGCTGCATATAGACATCGCCACCCTCGATCGGGTTCATGTTTTCTTTTTCTCGGATCTCGTTCACCGAGAGCCAGCCCCAGTTGCGAGCGACCGAGTACGACTGGTAACGGGCAGCGATCTCGCCCCGCAATTTCCCATCGACATTAAACTCGAAAAAGAAAGTGCCTTTGTCTTTCGGCCTGATAATTTTGCGGTTAAGCTGCTGCTCCCAACGAACTAGCCAAGGGCGAAGCGTATCCACGACAAACGAGATTTCCATCTGTTCGAGGGAGTTGTACGAAGTCTTGGAAAGATCCTTGAGTTTGTTGGGTGGCAGGTTGAACCAGCGGGCGATCTCGATGATCTGAAACTCTCTTGATTGCAAGAACTGCGAATCGTCAGGAGGCACGCCTATCGCTTCCCACTTAAGGCCCGCCTCGAGCAAAGCGACCCTGTGACTGTTCGCACCACCGGCGTGAAGTTCCTCAAACGATCTGCGAAGGTTCTGCCGTGCTTCGGGTGAGAGTTGCCCAGGGAAAGTCAACACGCCACCGGGCCGAGCTCCACGCCCAAAGTAGCCAGCACCGAAGCTTTCAATTGCCATTGATAACCCGATCGACTGGCGTGCCAACCCGATCACGCTGATGCCTGAGATGCCATCGAATGATAGACCGGGGATGTGCAACATATTGCCAGCGGTGATGAAAGACTTTCCCCGGTTGAGTTCGTAGTAAAGCTCACCCGAGTCGGTGCGCCTGGGCGTTACCATAGTAGGGTCAATGGGCCAGAGCTCGACCACATTCCCCTCGAGGTCACGCACGATTTCAGAGTAAGAATTTCCATGAAGAAGCAAGTGCGCCATCGAGGCTTCACGCCATTGCAGCGAGCTCATCTCGGGATTAGGTTCATCATGAAGGAGCGTGTGCAGCGGGTTCGCTTTTGCGTGTGCCTTGCCACCACCCGGCAGGCGTTCGTAGTAATTGAGCGGAAGCGAGGAAACCGACTCGGCAATGCACCTGACCGCAGCATACACGGCAGAGTATGTAAGGGCAGTATCGGGTGTGACGCTGACGCCCGAGTCAGTTGAAGAACCACCGAAGAGCTCGTTCAATCGAGGGTCTTTTAGGTTGCCACCCGATAGGGAAAGCGCCCGAGAGATAAAGCCTTTTATGCGTTCGATCATAGTAGTGTTATTCCTTGGGTGTCGTATATGTTGGTTGCGTTTAAGCTGCTGACCTGCGCCCGTCCGAGTGCCATAATCGTCGCCACGATGCCATCGATTTTCTCGACCGCTCGGCCTTTGTGCATCTTGATGTTGCCTGCATTGTCTCTCTCCACCTGCACATTCGAGAACATCCAACGGAGCACCGGGTTGCCATCGTGTGCGATCTTCTCAGAGAGCACCAAGACCTCAAGTTCTTTACTCGGTGCGGTCATCGCTGCGAAGCCCTGCCCGAAGCCAACAAGCCAATCGGGCCTGCCGTTATTCTTGCCCAGCGTTTCGAGATCCTTACTGATCTGGTTGATGTTCCAGCGATCAACGGCGATCTCTTGGATGTTGTACTTTCGTGCTAGGCCATCAATGACCGCAACCACCGCACGGTAGTCGAGCGATCGCCCAGGCGTAGTCACGATCAGGCCTTGGCGTTCCCAGTCATCAAGCCTGTGCTTGTTGTTGCGCTCTCGTTCTCTCGCTGCGTCCGCAGGTGCGAAGAAGGTCGGCACGATCCAGTAGGGTTCATTGGGTTCGATAGGCGGGAAGAGAAGCACGAATGCCGTTAAGTCGAGGGTTGATGAAAGATCAAGACCACCGAAACACATTCGACCGGAAAGGTCAGGGAGATCGCGGGAGCACGCATCCCAACGCTCGAGCGAGATCCATCTCGTCTCCTGCGATGTCCACTGGTTCAAGTGTAATCTTCTGAAGGCGTTCTCTCGGGAAGGGTTGGCGCTGGCTTCTGCAACCGCCTTCACGAAGTAATCCTCTTTCACGGTCACGCCATAGTTGGGGTTGGCTTGTTTCCAAGTTGATTCAGACTTCCAGTCGCCTGTGCTGGTGTAGATTTTAGAGTAGAAAGTCGGGTCATGAATGAGCTTATCGTTCACGCCCTCTGCATACTGGCGAAGCTCCCAGCACAGACTCTGGCGATCGTGCCCTGCGGTCGTGAGTGCGAGCGTTAACGGTTGCCTTCGGGCCCCGGTGCTGGTCGTTAGAACATCCCAAAGCTCTCGGTTTGGTTGAGCGTGGACTTCATCCACGATGACTCCATGAGCATTGAGCCCGTGTTTGGTGAAGGCATCCGAGGAAAGGGATCTGTAGAACGAGTTCGAGGCTTTATGTTCGATGGTTTTGTTGCGGTAGATGCGGAGCATTGAAGCGAGGTTTGGGTTCTCTTCAATCATCTGGCAGGCTTGGTCGAACACGATCGAGGCTTGATCTTTGTCGGATGCTGCGCTGTAGATTTCTGCACCCTCTTCACGATCAAGGCAGAGAAGAAACAAGGCGATGCCCGCTGCGAGTGTGCTCTTGCCGTTCTTGCGTGGCACTTCTAAATAGGCGGTGCGGTACTGGCGCAGGCCATCCTTGCGAACTGTCCCGAACAATTCATTGAGGAACTGTCGTTGCCATTCAGCCAGAACGAAACCCGTGCCCGCCCACTCGCCCTTTGTATGGCGTAGGTGGTCACCAAAGAACCGAACGATCGGGTGATCTTTGGCGGGTGCAGTCTTCTTTTTCCTTGGCGCTCGGGTTGTTATTGGATCGCCCTCATGATGTCGATGATGCCATCTTTGCCGCCGTTGGTGCTTTGGAGCCTCGGCCTTGCTGCGGGGGTTAACCCAAACTCGCTTTCAAGTTTCATGAGTTGCTCGCACGACTTATTGAAAACCATGTAGGGAGGTGTAGGCATAAAGCTCTTGACTTTACCTTCATCATCCTTGATGGCGATGTGCGTTGCAACGCCCTCGGCCATCTGCCGGGCAGCATCCATCCATCGCACCAGAATCGTTGCGTAGCGGGTGAGCGCTCCCGCATCAATTTCGGTGAGCACGCCTAGCTCGAATAGCTTTGCCGCCATCTTGTCGAATACTTCCCGCTCCCGAGGCCCGAGGAACTCGGGGGCTTCGATCTTCGTCACCTCCGGGCTCGGCTCGTTCGGTCGTGTCTTCGCTCGCCACGATCCACGGAGCTTGAGGATGTTCGTCGGGGTTGGCTTTCTTCCCTTAACCATTTTTCACCTCCAGCGTTGCCGTCTTCCCGGTGAGCTTTTCCCACCGCTGAACGATCACATCGCTATAGGCAGGGCTGATTTCCATGCCGTAACACTTGCGCCCGAGTTGTTCTGCGGCGATGAGGGTGGTGCCAGAGCCGAGGAAGGGGTCGTAGATTGTTTGGGGGGTGTTGGCTTGTTCAATACACCACGCCATCAGAGCAATTGGTTTCTGCGTTGGGTGTTGCTTCCCATCTTGTAACGCCTTAGCTCTTGAGTATGTAAGAACCCTAGCGGCTTTTCGCACTGACCTCCACGCCATTTCGCAATCAGCGAGCGAAAAATTTCTCTGCCCTTTATCCCATATAAGCCAACCCATACTTGGTGGAAGGTAGTCGGTAAAATAATTGCCTCCCCAAATAATCGACTCTTCAGCATTCGATATAGCCGCCTCAATCGTTTCGAGTGAAGGTCGCTCTTTGTCCCACTCTACATTCTCCCGCCACTTTCCCCAGCCGTGTGAAGCAGAAAAACCGCCAGCACGACCGTAGTCAATGCCGTAAGGCGGGTCTGTCAGGAGTAAGTCTGCCTTCACCCCTGCCATCAACCTCGTAACATCCTCGGCCTTCGTTGAGTCACCGCACAGCACCCGATGATCTCCGAGAATCCAAAGGTCGCCCGCCTTTGTGATCGGGTCAACGGGTGGCTCGGGCACTTCATCCTCGACGACTTCTTTGTCTTGGTAAAGCCCCGCGCCGTCGGCAAGTTCAGCCAGCATCTTTGATAGTGCTTCGCTTCCGGTGTCTACATTTCTTAGGAGCGCATCGAGGGCGTGCGCGTCACTCTCGGCCATCGCTGCGATCGGGTCAAAGGTAGCAAGAAGTTTATCGCTCTCGGCTTCATCGACATCGAGTATGAGCACCGGAATCTCCTGGTCGTGTGTTGTCTCTGCTCTCATGTGCCCATCGATCAACATAAGCGAGCCATCATCAAGCTCCCGAACCAGCACTGCCCCTGCGAAACCGACCTCGGCAAGAATGCCCTTAAGCGCATCCTGTTGAGCGACCGGATGCGTGCGCCAGTTCTTCGGGTTCGGAATTAACTCCGAAGCTTTCACTCGTCTCAATTCTTTTATTCGATCTCGAATCTTCATCTATTCTCCTGAAAAGTAGGGTACTATGCCCAAAATCG